CCTAATCAAAGAGAGTAAGCATGAGTAATGTTATCACACTATTCGCAAATGCAGAGGCCACGCGCCCGCAAGAGCTTATAGACTTTACCGAGTATCTATACCTTATCAAGAATGGCCACTGGCAAGATGATGTAATAACCTTCAGAGCTATTCAAGACCCCGAAGAGCGCAAAGCCGCAAAGCGCAAGATCATTGCAGTGACTCCGAGCGGTGAGTTCACCGGGCGCGGTCAAGCCGGCCTGAAGAATCATAGCGGGCTTATTTGCATCGATGTCGATGACAAAGATAACGAAGGGCTTAACGAGAAAGTTCGAGCGCTTGTCGGTGATCCTTTTGTCTTTGCCTTCCATCAATCCCTCGGAGGGCTCGGATATGCTATCTACTTCAGGATAGAGCCGACAAAGCATTTAGACGCATACCTAGCCATAGAAAAATACCTCGCAGATACCTACCACCTCGTAGCCGACAAAGCTTGCAAAGATGTGACGCGCCTTCGCTTTGTTTCTTTCGATCCGTTCCTACATAAAAACCCAAAAGAAGTACCCGTATTCAAGAAATACCTCAAAAAAGAGGCGCAAATTAGTACAAGAGTAATCCATGCGCATACCTCAAAGGATATGGAGTTTATTATATCCCAGATCCGGAGCCGTCGCATCGATCTTACCGAATCGTATCACGATTGGATACAAATCGGCTTCGCACTCGCTGACCACTACGGCGAAGCAGGGCGCGATTACTTCCACGCGATAAGCGAGATGCACCCGGAATACAACGCGCAAAATACCGATGCAAAGTACGATAACTTCTTGAAAACAAACGACGGTAGCGTAGGTATCGCAACGCTATTCTTTAAGTGCAAAGAGCACGGTATTCAGTTCCAAACCGAAGAGACTCGCAAGGTTGAAGTAATGACTACAGCGCGCCGAAAGGTCGATAAAGGAACGGATAAAGATATCACAGACTCAATTGTTAAGTTAGCAAAAGAGGAAGGCATAAGCGAAGAGCTTGCACGCGAAGTAGCCAAGCAAGTACAAGCCATGCCAAAGGAATCACTTAAAAAAGACCGCGAAGAGAATGTTATCCCTCTCATCAAAGCCGCGCTCGAAGCCTACGATATAAAAAAGAATGAAGTTACTCAAGAAATTGAGTACAAAGGGCGCCCGATGACTACAAGTAATCTTAATACCATCTGGTCCGAGATAGCAACCGCTCTAGGCACCAAATGCACCCAGTCTCATGTAGATTCACTTATCCACAATGATAACACCCGCACATACAATCCATTCCTTGACTTCTTTGAGCGATACCAAGACCGCGAGATCAAGTACGGAACTATTGACCGCCTCATCGGGACCGTAACCGCTAGGCATATAGTAAACGAGAACGGCGAAGTAATAGACCTCGGGCCTATGATTACTCAAATCTTTATACGCAAGTGGATAATAAGCCTCATAGCTTCCATGCACGGCACTTACTCGCTTCTTATCCTAGTGCTATGCGGTGAGCAAGGGCTAGGCAAAACCAACTTTTTTAGATGGCTACTACCTTCGGAGCTCCGAGACTATTACGGCGAGTCCAAACTTGACCGAGGCAAAGATGATGAGATACTTATGTGTCGTAAACTGATCCTATGCGATGACGAGTTCTCAGGTAAGTCTAAAAACGAATACAAACTACTCAAGCAATACGCTTCGACTCAATTCTTTAATCTTAGGCAACCCTACGGGCGCAAATTTGAAGATTATAGGCGATACGCCGTGCTTTGCGGTACTTCCAATGAGAATGAAGTGATTAACGATCCGACTGGTAACCGCCGTATTATTCCGATTAACCTAGTGAATATCGATTTCGGTGCTTACCGCGAAGTTGACAAGATAGACTTGCTCATGGAAGCTTATCACATCTGGAAAACCGAAGGCGATGCCTCTTGGCAACTCAACAAAGGCGAAATAGCTCAACTATCAATGTCAAGCGCTGACAATGAGCAAGTAGATACAGCCGCCGAGGCGCTCGATGTGGTTTTCGAAAAACCAACAGCATTCGAGGGCACTTGGATGACTGCGACAGAGGTACGAGATACAATTATGAAGCATCTCGAGGTAAAATTTGCGGAAAACCGACTCGGGATAGCACTTGGGAAAGCGGGCTTCGAGAAGAAGAAAAAGAAGCTCAACGACATACCAAGAACGGTCTACCGCGTCAAGGTTCGCAAGCGTTTTGATACTTATGGCGATTATTCTCAAAAATCGGATTAAGGGTAGGTAGTAAGATCTCTTAAAAAAACGCCCTCCGTATATATAGACATGTATGTGTGTGTGTGTGTGTGTGTGTGTGCATGTGTATATATATAAAGTATATATATTATTATATTATCTTACTACCTTCGCTGTAAACGATTGAATTTTAATAAACTTACACGGTAGCAAGTTCTAAAAAGAACCGACTACCAAACCGACTACCTACTACCTGTGAATTTACGACCATATCAAGCCCTTGCAATTGACAAACTTCGAGCCGCTTTTGGGCAAGGCCATAAGCGAGTGATACTATGCGCTCCGACCGGAGCGGGCAAGACGGTGATGTTCTCGGCTATCGCTCATGGAGCTATGCAAAAGGGTAAGCGCGTCATGATCATAACCGACCGAGGCGAGTTGCTATGGCAAGCAGGCGGCGCGCTGAATAACCTCGCGATAGTTCCGGAACTCATTACCGCAGAGACCTCAAGGCTTAACTCAAGTCAGCGCATCTTCGTAGCCATGATCGAGACTATCTACCGCCGAAGAGAGCTACGAGAGTACAAGATGCTACTTGAGAGCGTGGATTTATTCATATTTGATGAGTGCCATAAGCGAACATTCGACAAGCTCCTCCCTTACCTACCTGAGTCAGCTTTTATTCTGGGAGCGACGGCAACCCCTTGGAGAGAGGGGAAGGGGACCGGTATGATAGATGTTTACTCGGCTATGGTGGAAGCTTCGACTATTCCGAGCTTAATCCATGACGGCTATCTTGCGAAGCCCTCGTATTACTCAGTTCCGATAGACCTTAGCCAAGTGAAGACCAAAGGCGGTGACTATGATGCTGACTCGCTTGCTGATATTTACTCGCGTTCGCAAATTTACAAGGGCGTAGTGACCAACTACAAGCGCTGGGCAAATGATAGCAAGGCGATTGTCTTCGCACCTAATTTGCGAAGCGCGGATGAAGTACTGCAAGAGTTTAAGTCTGAAGGTTTGCCCGCTTTGGCGCTTAGTGGCCTTGCGGGGCTTCAGGAGCGTCGAAACGCTCTCAAGTGGTATAAAGAGACGGCGGGCGCAATTTTAATCAATGTAGGCCTTTTTACCACGGGCTTTGATGAGCCGAGTATTGAGACGGTGATCTTATATCGTGCGACCAAGTCCTTGCCCTTATTTCTGCAGATGGTCGGGCGCGGTTCGCGAACATGCGAAGGCAAGACCGAATTCAAGGTCTTGGACTTCGGTAATAACCTTTACCGCTTTGGCATGTGGGATGAAGAGAGGGACTGGACAAAGCCACCTAAAAAGCCACGGGATGGGGTGGCAGTGTACAAGAATTGTCCTGAGTGTGATGCGTTCCTTTACGCCTCGGCTCGCGAGTGTGAGTACTGTGGAGCAGAGATACCGAAAACAGAGCGCGAAGTTCTTGAAGAACTTGCTATATTGCAACCACACGAGGCTCGTTCTATGGCAAAGCTCGGAGGATTGCATGATTGGATAGCATTAACCAAGGCAAATAAATTGCACCCGCTCTATGTTCTACAAAGTTTATGTAAATTGCGAAGCGAAGCCGAAGCCTATCGCGATGCGATGGGATATGCGAAAGGTTGGTTATTTATTCACAAGGACAAGACGAGGCATTTGGTGTGAACTACCGGCGCTTATCTCAGGACTTTCTCGATGACATCGTGATGGAGCACGGCGTAAGCTACGATACGGCTCGCGTGTTATTCATGATGTGGCTTGTCGGTATGAAGCACTGGGAGCGTAAGTGTGATGCCTTGCTAGACTATTTGCTCAAGGATCAATCATGACTGAACACCAACTACAAACCCTATGCTTCACTTGGCATTGGAATAACCGCCCTGACGAGCGGGGCTTATTGTACATGAATCACAATAATCCTCGCGATGCTAGGCACGGCGCGAGTCTCAAAGTGATGGGTTTGGTGGCAGGCGTAGCTGACATGACATATATCCACCCCGACGGGTCAGGCGTAACCTTCTTAGAGTTCAAAGCCGAGAAAGGTAGGCAAAGCGCCTCGCAGGTTTGGTGGCAGTCAACGGTCGAGCGATCAGGATGCAATTACAAGATTATCAAGAGTTTTGAAGATTTTAGAGAGTGCTTATTATGAGGCATATCGGATTATTTGCGGGTATCGGAGGTTTTGAACTTGCCGCCCGTTGGATGGGATGGAATACCATTGCATGGAGTGAATGGGATCCATTTTGTCAAAAAGTATTATCTTACCACTTTCCCGAGGCGAAAGGCTATGGAGACATCAAGCAAGCAGACTTTACACAATACCGAGGGCAATGCGACATCCTTACAGGTGGATTCCCATGTCAGCCATACAGCGTCGCAGGCAAGCGACTCGGCAAAGAAGACGAGCGACATCTTTGGCCGGAAATGCTTAGGGTTATTAGAGAAGTACGGCCGAGGTGGATTATTGGAGAGAATGTTCGCGGGCTACTTAGTTGGAATGAAGGGGTGGTATTCGAAGAGGTGTGCACTGACTTGGAAAGTGAAGGATACGAAGTCCAAGCGTTTATTATTCCAGCTGCAGGCGTCGGCGCTCCCCACCGAAGAGAAAGAGTTTGGATTGTTGCCAACGCCGAAAACACAAGACTCTCGACATGCTTTGAGGGATCGAGGCAAGAGCAATTTAGGCGAAGAGATGAGCGAACTAGCTTTTCAGAACACTGGGAAAACTTCCCAACTATCTCCCCTGTTTGTGGAGGAGATGATGGGCTTCCCTCGGAATTGGACGGTATTACCATTCCAAAGTGGAGAAAGGAAAGCATAAAAGCGTATGGTAATGCGATAGTACCTCAAGTTGCTTATCAATTATTCCAAGCAATAAAAAATACTAAGTCCCTTGATTATTAACTAACTTTGTTGTATACAATTATTTACGGAGTGTAAGGTGGAGCATTTTTATCAAACGATTAACGGCTGGTGTGATTATGAGGACATATATCGCGAGGCCATAACAAGATCTGAAGACGGTGCGGTCTTTGTTGAGATTGGAGCGTTCAAAGGCAAGAGCGGAGCTTTTGCCGGTGTGGAGATTCTGAATAGTGGCAAGAAGATTATGCTTAACTTAGTGGATCACTTTAAGGGCAATACAGAGCACTTAGATGTCAAGTCCACATGGTATGAGTCCGAGCTTGCGCAAAACCCTGAATACCTATTCGAGCTTTGCACAAAGAACTTAGAGCCGGTCAAGGATGTGGTGAATATCATTAGAAGGAGCTCAGTCCAAGCGGCTAAGCAGTTCAAAGCTAATAGCTTAGACTTCATCTTTATTGACGGTTCGCATGATACCGTCTCGGTATGTCTTGATATTGATACATGGTTCCCTAAATTGAAAGTAGGTGGTATCATTGCAGGACATGACTACAAGTCGCATAGAGAAGTAGAGATTGCAGTTAATTCAAGATTCCCTATAGGAGTGCATAAGCGCGGGGCTTCTTGGCTATTTTACAAAGAAGGAGAGTTTAAATGACGAAGATTGAGATTAGCGGAGAGGTTTGCTTTGCGGGTCAGCCCGTCAAGTATTCGGACAAATTTACAAAGGCCGAGATCGTGATTAAGGATACGACAAGTAAGTATCCAGAGTTTATCAAGTTCGAGGCTATTAATGACAAAGTGGAAATGCTGAGAGGATTCCAAGTAGGAATGCAAGTTACGGCTGAAGGTTTTGTAGGTGGTAAGGAATATACCAACAAAGAGGGCAAGATCGGATATATCACAAGTATCAAGCTTGCCAAGATTTACGAGAACAAACCGCAGGCCGAGGCCGTTCCCGATGCTATACCATTTTGAAGACCCTGAAGAGATGCCGACTCTTGAATGGGAAGACCTAGGCAAGAACGGCTATAAAACGGAACTCACTAAAAACGGCGTGCCTTTCGAGGCGCGCTTGTTTGAGTCCGAGAAAGCGTGGAAGCTGAAGCTAACTAACAAGATGACTGGCAAGTATGCGCTTGAGCTTCGCTTTAGGAACTTGACGCTTAACGATGCAATGGTAAAGGCCGAGTTTTACATATTGGAGAACTTGCAATGAGATTAGAGGTTATCATTCCCTATCGGAATCGAGAAGAGCATGTATCAAAGCAAGTGCCTCATTTGTGGAAGGTGCTAACAGACCAAGGGCTAGACTTTGGTATTACGATTGTAGAGCAAGAGGAAGGCAAGCTATTCAATACCGGCATGATGAAAAACATCGGTTATTTAGAGTCCGAGTTTGCAGACTATTACTGTTTTCATGATGTGGATATGTATGCTGAAGATGTGGATTACTCATATACCGATATGCCTACGCACTTGGCTTATGCAGTTGAACAATTTGGCTACGAGTTACCCTATCCGACTTTTTTCGGTGGTGTGACTCTATTCGACAAAGCAAGCTATCGAAAGATAAACGGCTACTCTAATGAGTATCTTGGCTGGGCTGCAGACGATGACGATCTTTACCTTCGAGTTATCAAGATCGGATTCAAGCGCCGCTTCGGTAGGTTCTGGAGTGATGACCACGATAGGACAAACTACCCGGAATGGCAAGCGGATAACTTGCGAAAATTAAAGGAGCTGGCATCGCGTCCAGAGGTTAGCGGGCTTAATACGGCCGAATATACCGTTAAGGGTGTGAAGCAATATAACGAAAGACTTCGCACTATTTTAGTATCTATTTAATGGATCAAATCAGATGAAGGAAACACTCAAGACTTTTGTGCCTTTGCTCGCGCTCTCAGTGATTGCACTCGGCGCGACTTTAGGAGTCGGAGATGGGAGCTTTAGCACATTCGCGGTCGGTCTTAGCAAGTATGCTCTTGCAGTTGGGGCGGCGTGGTTTGTGGATTCTTACCTAATTAAGGAGGTCAATACTCGTGAAATTATCAGTACGAACCCTATCGCTTACGCTTTGTTTTTGGCTGCTAACATCCTTACAGCCGCTCTCTGCTTCTCTCAGTCCTAAAGTTCTCACGATAGCCAAAGGATTTATAGGCACGAAAGAAGAGGGCAATAACGGCGGGTATTGGATTACTCGTTTCCAGCGCTCGACCAAATCGCCAAAGGGCGCGCAGTGGTGCGCTTCATTCGTGAACTTTTGCTTAGACTCGGCTGGTGTGAAGGGCTTGCCGTTTACAGGATCAGGGCTTGCGCGTCATTTTGCTACACGCAACAAAACGATCAAGGCTACTGAAGTGATAGCTAAGAATATGGAGCTACCACCGGGCACGATTATTGTATGGCGAAGAGGAACGACCCCTTTTGGACATGCGGGAATAGTGGACAAGTGGAAAGGCAGGCGAGGGACTACGGTTGAAGGGAATACGAGTTCAGGGCTTCGAGGGTCCCAGCATGATGGGGACGGGGTTTGGGCACGATCAAGGGTAATCAATCCGACTAATTACTTCAGGATCACAGATTTTGTTATCTATTAAAAATAAAATTTCTAAGTCCCTTGACATAACACTTATATTTGTTTTGCCGACATAGGCACTCCTAATCTCATGCCTTCACTCCGCGAGCGCCTCTCCTAGAGGGGCGCTTGTTTTAATACGATAGATACGATGGACATACTAAGCGAATTACTGCGGAATGTACTAGCTACATTAGTCTCAACGGTTACGATAGTGGTGATGTTCTTTAGGTTTATGAATCGCGAGCGCTTACAGCATGCAAAGCAGATAGCCGAGGTTATTGAGAAAACTGCAAAGCATGTATTCAATACTTCGACTCTCGAGCATCGTGTACAAATGCTTGAGAAGCAAGAGAAAGAGCAAGCGGAAAGTATTAAAGAGCAATTTACCCTAATCCACTCAAGACTCGATCAAATCTACTCAATCATTGCAGGCCTTCATAAGTGAGTTTGCATTTTGGCTTCAAATATTGGAACGAGCCTACACCCGCGAAGATTCGTAGGGTCGCTAGTGCTTTGGCCGCTGCTGGTATTGCCGGGTGCGGTTTTGCCTATTTGAGGGATAACATGACACTTGCGATTACGCTCTTGAGCCTTGCGGTTGGTGGATCTTTTATTGCTAAGTTATTTACGGACAAGCCATGAGGAATAAGCTTAACTTAAAGATATATCGTGGTGAAACCTTTAACTATGTGATTGCATTAAAGAGCGCGGGGGTTGCGATTGATTTGACTGGTTGCACTTTGCTCGCACAATGCAGAGATAAGAGTACAAATGCAGTTGTATTTACTTTTGTTAGCACTTTGGATGTGCCTAGCACGGCGGGTAAATTTATACTCAATCTAAGTGCAAGCGCCTCGGCTGCTTTGACACCTTCAAGAAATTTATATTACGATGTTAAGATCACCTTCCCAAGTTTTGAGATAGTGCGATGGGTTCAAGGTGATGTAACCATATTAGATACGGTGACCGCATGAGCTTAGTGAATGTAGGCGATGTATTTGTAGAATGGAATGGGATTCTAAACACTGCTAATTCAGCAGCTTTTGTCTTTGGTGAAACTCCGAGCGGAGCGGTCAATGGATCAAATGCAACCTTCACAAGTTTGCAAAATTTCGTACCTCAAAGCGTTCAAGTATTCATCAACGGTGTATCTCAGACGAACGGCGTTGACTATACGACATCAAGTACTTCAACAATTACAATGAATGTTAGCCCCGTATCAGGTGACTATATTAGAATAAATTATAAAGTAGGATAATACAATGCCAGAAACTACAATAGCAGGCCGCCAGATACGCGATGGAGCGATAACTAATGCGAAGGTCGCAGCGGGCGCGGCAATAGATTCAAGCAAACTTGCAGACGGCGCGAACTTCACTAAAAAAGATGGATCGGTTGCTTTTACAGGTAATCAGTCTATGGGTAATAACAAGCTTACCACTATTGCGACTCCGACTGATTCAGGCGATGCGGCTAATAAAGCATATGTAGATACGCAAATAGCTGGATTATCAAGTGCTTACAAGTATCGCAATGTTCATGCGGCTACAACTGCTGATATTAATTTAAGCAATCCCGGAACGGATACTTTTGATGGTCATCAGCTTACAAGCGGTCAGCGCTTGCTTGTATGGCAAGAGAGCACAGCGAGTGCAAACGGTATCTATGTTTTCAACGGATCTTCAAGCGCTCTCACTCGTGCAACTGATTCGGATGCTTGGGATGAGCTTACAGGTACTTTTGTATATGTAGATCAGGGCACTACTTATGGCGATAAGCGCTTCTTTTGTACAAGCAATTCAGGCGGAACGCTTGGAAGTACAGCGGTCACTTATGTGCAAGATATATCAGGTACTTTGAGTCCGAGTAACTTCGTATTTGAAGAGATTCCAAGCGGCTCAATAAACGGATCGAATGTTACTTTTACAATCAGTGCAACTCCGACAACGGGAACGCTTCGCTTGTATTTGAACGGAGTGCGACTGAAGAGCGGCGCGGGTAATGATTACACGCTTTCAACGAATACTATAACAATGACAACCGCTCCAATTAGTGGAGATGTTTTACTAGCTGACTTCTTGAAGTAATTATGCCACAAACAAAATTAAATAATACTCAACTGCCTAACACGATTAGTAGCAAGACAATTGATAGTAGCAATACAATCAATACGGATCTAACTAAGTTATCGGTTGCAGGTGGTACGAATGGTCAAGTATTAAGCACCAACGGAAGCGGGTCGCTATCTTGGGCTACGGCTGGTGGTGGTGGTGTCAGTGATGGAGATAAAGGCGATGTAACCGTATCTAGTTCAGGTGCAACTTGGACAATAGATAACGGCGCGGTAAGCTATGCAAAGATTCAAGATGTATCGGCTACTTCGCGCTTGCTTGGTAGAGCTAGTGCAGGCGCTGGTGATGTCGAAGAGATTACAATAGGTAGCGGTTTAACTTTGACTGGCACTACCCTATCTGCGAGCGGTGGTGGTGGGGGGCTTGGCGCTCCAACTTATGTAGTAACTAAAACTGCAGATGAAACAGTTACTAGCTCTACGACTTTGCAAGATGATGACCACTTATATCAAGCATTGACAAGCGGTAAAAGTTATTGGATAGAATTCAAATTTCTAATTACAAGAACAGATACTACTAATACGCCTACATTAGCAATTGCAGTAGATGGTAATAGCGAAGGGTATGTAGATGCAACGACTTTAGCAAATGGGACTACTAGTCTATCTCTTGGTAATGTATCGAATAATTCTGGCATTCCAAGAAGACAATTATCTACTACGGCGCTAAAACTTTCAACAAACTATACTGTCAAACTTAAATGGGCTCAAAATGCATCAAGTGCAACTGGTACAACTTTGATGAAAGGTAGCCAAATGATTATATGGGAGGTTGCATAATGGAAATAACACTCTATAAAAAAACTGAAGCCGTAAATAGCAATCCGATCGCATTTGATGCTGATGGCAATGCGACTGAATACGGCGAGCCATTCCCAGTCATGCTATGGAAATTCAAAGATGAGAACGGCAATCTTTGGAATACTGAAACTGCAATTGATGGAACTGAAGAAGAAGCCGCTTCAATTATTCTAGGCAATAATCAGTGAGTCAATACAGACCGCGCTTAAACGATCAAGAATACGCTGCTATACTGAATTACAGACAAGGCAAGCGTTTTGATCCAGATGCAATCCAAGTAGAAGAGCCGAGCAGAGTTCCTGAATGGCTTAACACGATGGACGATGGACGCGAGGAAGTTTTACCGACGCTTCGCATCCAAGGCAAGACGGCGGTCTTCAGTGATATTCACTTAGGCATTCATGACAAAGCGGCGCTTATTGCAGCGATTCAATATGCAAAGCAGGATAGAGTCGAGAATATCATTCTGAATGGCGATATCTTAGACGCGGCTCAAATCTCTGGGCATCCTAAGACACATGATACGCCGAAATTCCTGAATGAGTTAGAGCTTACCAAGCAGTTTTTAGAAGGCCTTCGCTCCGAATTTAAAGAGCAAAATATCTACTTTAAACTTGGTAATCATGAAGATAGATTAGAGCGGTATCTAATGGCAAAAGCAGACGCGGTTGCAGAGCTTGTACATTACCGCCAACTCTTAAAACTAGATGAGTTCGATATTCGATTTGTCGAGTCAACGCAATTTATGAGAATAGAAAATACATACATAGTGCATGGTCACGAGATGAAAGTTTCAGGCGGCGTAAACCCCGCCCGCGCTTTGATTCTAAAGGCGGCGGCTAATGTCGTGATGGGTCACGTGCACCGGACTTCATTCAGTTCGATCAAGAGCTTGGATGGTAAGATGTACAAAGCATATACGACTGGATGTTTATGCAAGCTCAAGCAAAACTATATGCCACACTCAAATAGCAATCATGGTTTTGCAATCATTCAAGAGAATGGTATGGTGGATAATCTCTTTATTGAGAACGGAGTAGTGCAATGAGATTCAATGACGTGCTTAATGCAATGATGATAGTAGCAGTCTTGCTTATTATAGGCTTTGTTTCGGGGCTTCACGTAGGCAAGACAAGCCAAAAGAGAGTAACTGATACAATCACTACCGTACAACTTATTGAACGCCCTGTAACGATTAGAGACTCAGTACATACGAAGTCAGTTACTATCAAGACGAAGGACACTATTTACTTTCTTGATAAGCCCGTAGTTATCCCTTGTGGAGATACTGCATTTGTAGCTCAAAGCGACTCGGTAATTACTGCAACTCGCGATACAATCAATATGGCTTTTGCCTATGCAAATCGCAAGGGGCACTTCTCACTTGTTTACCGCCCGCGCCCTGACTCAATTAAGGTAATTACTTTACCGACTCAAGTAGTGACTGAGAATAATTGGAGCTGGGTAGTTGGTGCTCTTGGTTTAGGATTAGGACTCGGAGTGTATTATGGCAGGCGCTGATAATCTCAAAGGACATAGCTTTAGAGACAAGCCCGAGCGTATCAATAGAAATGGTAGGCCAAAGGGTTCGATAACCTATGTCAAAGACCTTGCAATGATGGCGGCGCAAGAGCTATCAAAGCCCGGCAAAACAAAAGAAACTGTAGCGGCTGAAATTATCGATATGCTGATTCATAAAAAGATCTTGCTAAAAGAAGATATAACAGCCATGAAGCTACTAATGGAGTTACTGACTCACTTGAATAATCAAGTAGCAGAGAAAGGCAAAATGATAATAGAGTGGGGTTCGCAAAATGGACACAGTGATCAGGATAAAACCGCATGACAAACAGCTTGAGATACTTCGCAATCGGAAGCGCTTTAATGTTGTTCGGTGCGGCCGTCGCTTTGGCAAGTCTTATTTGGCTTTTGCTTTGGCCCTTGAGAAAATGCTTGAAATTGATGGCTCGTATGTTCTCTACACCGCGCCCTCATACACCGAGCTCTCAGGAAGAGAAACCGAAGCACAAAATTTCTTTGCACCGCTTGGCGCAACTTACAAACAAGGCCAGATTAAACTAGGCCGTAGTACATTGGTTTTGCAAGGTATTTACCGAGCGGATGGCTTAAGAGGTAATAAGTTTCATAGAGTGATTTGCGATGAGTGGGCACACTGCCCGAATGCTGAAGATGACTGGAACTTTGTACTTAGTCCGATGCTCGCAGATTATGAAGGAGATGCTTATTTCTTTTCAACGCCGAAAGGTAAAAATCACTTTTGGCAATTAGATCAGCTCTCCGAGACTATGGAAGACTGGCAATCATTCCACTACTCGACTTACGACGGCGGGCAAATCAAGATAAGCGAAGTTGATAGACAAAAGGAACTGCTACCGAGCTTAGTATTTGCGCAAGAGTTTCTTGCAGAATATGTCGATAGATCAGCGGCTAAGATTAAACGCGAATGGCTACGGACTACAAACGGTCAAGAATGCACGGCATATTACATTGGAGTTGACCTTGCAATTAGTCAAAAAGAGACTGCTGATTATACGGCAATCGTTGTAATAGGTACGACAAAAGATGGTGAGGTAGTTGTAGTTGAGGCCGACCATTTTAGAGCGCAGTTCCAAGAGATAGGCCGTAAGATCATGTCAGCCGAGCAAAGATGGAATGCAAGAGTAGTTGCAGTCGAATCAAATCAGGCGCAAGCTTGGATGGTTCAGGAGCTAAAAAGAAATACTAAGATGAATGTCGTAGGTGTGAGAGCGGATAGAGACAAGGTGATACGCTTTCAGCCTGTAGAGGCACGATATGAGCAAGGGCTTGTCTATCATGTCCCTCATATCAATCCGGAATTTACCGAGGAGCTGCTAAGTTTTACAGGCACTCCGCAAGACAAGCATGATGACTTTATTGACGCGTTGGGTTATGCCTTCAACGCTATTCGCAAAACTCCACAGATATATGTATGAGTCTACTTGACCAACTTAGAGATAGAATCGCGAGCGCAGTTGCACCGCGAAGAAACGACAGACCGTATATTCGGTCGGGTGGCTCTCGCAATATCGGTGCGACTCAAGTCGGTAATGAGTTAAGCGCCTCGCTTCGAGGGACTGTTTTCGCTTGCTTGCAGCATAGAGCGAATGCTTTGAGCGGTATCAAGTTCGATGCATACAAAGAGCAAAACTGGGAAAAAGAAGAACTAGGTCGCGGTCATTGGACAAACGAATTACTTAGTAATCCGAATCCGTATTTTACACGCTCGCAAGTCTTTGGATATATTGAAAACTGGCTTAGTATCAATGGCAATGCGTTTATATGGACTCCGACAAATGGATACCGCGTGCCCTTGCAGATGTGGGTACTTAATCCGACAAGAATGCGAGTCATTAAAGGCGAGAATAACTTTATTGATGGGTATGTCTATCAATCCGCGCAAGAGGGTAATATAGCCATACCTGAAAAGGAGATTATTCACCTTGCTAAGCTCCACCCCGCCGCACGCCCTGAAGAAATTATCGGTATGAATATCTTCGGCGTTGGTCTTGTTTCAGCCGCTTTGGAATATGCGAATATAGACCGCGAGGTATCAGCGTATTTAGCTCGATTGTTTGCTAATAATACAGTCCCGCCTCTTATTGCAAAGTTCCCCGAAAGGTTCGACCAAGACGAATGGCAAAAGCTTAAAAGCGCATGGAATGAAGAACTACCGGATTACAAGCTCCGAGCTTTGCTTGGAGGTGGAATGCAATTAGAACTCCCGCCAAAAGGCGAGCTTGCAGTTAGTTATGACGCTGTTAGCCGAGATACACGCGCTCAAATCGCACAAGTCTTTGGCGTGCCCCCTGGAATGCTCGATGGATCATTCCAAAACAGAGCGACTGCAGAGGTTCAGTTTGCAATCTTTAGACAAAACACGATAGACCCCGAGGCGCTCTACATTGCTGAAGAGTTTACTCGCCATTTTAGACGATGGGAAGAGGATGTTTTAATTGAAGCTCAACCGTATGAATATGCAGATCCCGACGCTGATTTGAGGCAAGAAGAGTTTGAGCTTAAGTGGGGTATCAAGACAATCAACGATGCAAGAGGCGAGCGCGGGTATGATCCGATTCCAAATGGAGATACGCCGCTTATTGCTAATGGTTTTGTCCCGCTTCAAAGCGCCGTAAATACCGCTCCCGCGCCCTTAGCGGCTCGGAAACTACTGACAAGAGCAAATGCCAAGCTACCTATAGTTACAGCCGATGCAAAGGACTTGTTCTGGAGAAACTTTGACGGAATAACAGAGGCAAATGCTGGTGCTTTAGAGAATGTAGTTGAGATGATCATATCACAAATCAAAGAGCAAGTTTTTCAATTAGCAGATGATGGCGTTTTGACTCTAGCTACGGTGGATGTTTCACCTGAAGAACTCGCAAAATATGATGCAATCATTGCAGAGGCTTGTAATCAAGTAGCTCAAGAACTTTACGCTACTCTTGCAATTGAAGGCGGCGTTCCTCCGACTGCAGAAATCGTTGCACTTGTCGAAGAGTCAAGCGCTCAAATCCGAGATTCTATCGGAGTTATCAAGCAAGAAGTCCAAGCGACTTTAACTGCAAACGCTGGTAAGGATAAAGATGAATTATTTAAGATTCTTACAAGCAAGTTCGACTCTTTGCAAACAAGCAGAGCGCGTGCAATTGCAAATACAACAAGCGCAAATGTTACAAGCGGAATGCAATACGCAGTCTACAAAGATGAAGGCTTCAAAATGGTATGGCTAACTCAAAGAGATAACCGAGTAAGGCCTGCACACGCGGCCATGGAAGGCTCGACTCAAGGCGCGGATGGATATTTTACGGTAGTGACTGAAGTTCGTGATAAAGAAGGCAATATCATCGAAGTCAAAACCGAGAAAGCGAAGCGCCCGCTTGGTAGTGGTCTTAGCGCCTCAAATGCAGTCAACTGCAGATGCCAATTATTTCCGGTTGAAGCATAATGAGTTACAAGCCAACAAAAGGAATGCAAGAAGAAGCCGAGCGAGCTATCAGATGGGTCGAAGAAGGCCGCGACGGTGGTACTCGCATAGGTAAAATCAGAGCGCGCCAAATTGCACGCGGCGAGAATCTAAGCGAGGATACTGTTAAGCGTATGTATTCTTTTTTCTCAAGGCAAGAAGGCGTAAAAGATGCTGAAGGCTTCGAGCCTGGTGAGGATGGATACCCATCACCAGGACGCGTTGCATGGGGCTTGTGGGGTGGTGACGCTGGATATAGTTGGTCAAAGAACATAGTAGAGCAATTAAAAAATAGAGGTTTCAATATGAATTTAATAACACGCGAGCTGAACCTACAACTTAGGGACGGCTACGAAATGGAGGAAGGCTACGAAGAGAAAGAGAATGATCTCTATACATTCGTAGTATCGACTCCCGAAGTAGATCGCTATGGGACTATTATAGTTCCAAGCGGAATAGACTATACAGCATATCTAAATAATCCCATAGTGTTAGCACAGCATGACTCCGACAAGTGGCCTATCGGTCGCTGTTTGGGTTTTGCAATGAATGGCGAAAACTTAGAAGCGACAATTCAAATTGAGTGTATCACTGAAGAGGGCAAGAAACTTAATAAGCTAATTAACGCAGGTTTTGTTAAGGCCGTTTCAGTTGGTATCATTCCAAATGAATACGAAGAGCAAACAATCGACGGGCAAAAGGTAACTGTTTATACAAAGTCTGAGCTTGTAGAATTTAGCGTCGTATCAGTTCCTGCAAATCGCCAAGCCTTGCTTAAGAAATCAATCAAGACATTACTCCAAGATTCAATTCAAAAATACAAAAAGGAAAGTAGAATGTTAACCCCAGAGATCGAAGCCAAGATCAAAGACGAGCTTCTCCCTGCAATCAAAGAAGCGTTTGTCAATGAGGTAATCAATCTCGGTTTCTCACCTGAAGAAGCCGAAGCATCAGTCAACGCTTTTATTACTGCAGGCGCTCCTCCTATGCTAGCAGTTTTACAAGGCGAAGTAGAGCCTGAAGTAGCCGAAGAACCAGCCGCCGCCGAGCCCCCAGTCGAAGTGGTAGCCGAGTCCATCGAGGCTAGTTTTGAGGTTCCCGAAACTCGAGTCGGTAAGAAAATTGCAGCTTCAACACAAGCGCAAATTAATGAAGGTATGGATATGATTCAAAACGGTTACAAGATTATCAAATCTGCAGTAGCCGGCGAAGCAGGCCGTTCAATTACTTTGAATATGCCGAAGAAACTCAATACAGACGAATTACTCAATTTAATCTAAGGATATTGCATAATGGAAAACATTATCGTAACAAAAGACCAACTGAAAGAAGTTGTAGATCGCAAAGTAGCCGATCAACTTCGCACACAAAAGCCAACAAATAACAATGGCTTTGTATCAATCAAAGCAGATCATGATGCACGCCGCGATCAAGCTCGCGTCGTTGCTGATTACATTCTTGCAGTTCACAAAGGACGCGACGGCGTTGCAGATGAAATCGCACGCAAAGCAAATGAGAAGTACTTGACAAGAGCAAACTTCAATACAGGTACAACTGCACAAGGTGGCGCGGCCGTTCCTCAGTTCTGGGTAGAGGAAATCATGTCTTTTGCAGATCAGTACGGATATGCAAGAGCACTCGCGAAAATCTATCCAATGCGCGGAAAAACAGAGAACTTGGTATCAAGCGGCGCATTCACTGGCGCGGTGGTTGCTGAAGGTTCTGGTTTGACTTTGACTGACTCAGCGAACTTCTTTACAGCTACAGCAATGACAGCTCGCAAAGTAGTTGCTGGTGCTATCGTTTCTGAAGAGCAATTGCAAGATGCTACTCCTGCATTCTTGGATTATGTAGTCAACGGTCTTGGCCGCGCTCTTGCTGAAACAGAAGACAAGCAGTTTTTCAATGGCGATGGTAATGCTCCTAACTTTACAGGCCTTTTGAACGCCGCTTCAACTACAGTAGTTCGCCAAGGTGGTGCAAATAACTCTGGTAAAGATACATTCGGCGAGATCTCATGGACTGACCTTTGGAACTTGCGCCTTGGTGTAAATTCTGGCGTTGGTGCAAATGGTGTATTCGTAGTGCCTCAATCAGTATTCGGATTCTTGATGAAAGAAACAGCAGGCTCACGCCCTGTTTATGATCAAGTACGCCCTATCGAAATTACATCCATTGGCTTAACAGCTCTTGCAGGTAATTCATACTTCACTCCAACAGGCCGTCCGATGCACGTCGTACCAGATGCACTCTTCCCAACAAGTGCAGCGAATACAGCATCTGCAGTATATTGTGACTTTAACCAGTTTACAGTAATGGGTATCCGCGAGGATGTAACAGTTAACGAATACAAAGAGTATTTCGGCGCGACTGGTTTGGGTGGTACTCATCAAAAAGGTATCGAAGTTGTCGAGCGCGTTGCTTTCGCATTCCCTGCTCCAAGTGCTATCGGTGTTCTCAAAACTTCAACAACCTAATTAGGTGATTTATGCTCGTAGATGTAATTCTAATCGAGCCGTATAAAGGTGTTTCGGCAGGGTATGAGACTTCTCTCCCTGCCGAGATTGCCGAGGCTCTTATTAAACAAGGCAAGGCGAAGGATGCAAAGCCAGCGCCGAAAGTAGAAACAAAGAAAACAGGTAAATAACCATGCCATATACAAGCGCAAATCCGAGGGCGTTTAATGCTCTCATGACCTTTCTTAATTTGGAAGTTAATGGCGATCCGACCTCCGAGGATACGGCGCTGTATACTTGGTTTGATGACCTTATTACAACTTGCTATGTAGAGGCTGAAGGCTATTGCGGTCAGCCTCTCCGTAGTGGGACGATATATTACCAATTTTACGCCTCAAAAGCCCAACGCGGCCTCGAAGCGAATCACTCATGGAAATATATCCCTTACAATGCTAACACGGCTCTTACGGCTTTGCAATGGCGCGAGAATGAGTTTGGAACTTATGCGAACTTCGACGCGGCTAACTTTGCATGGAACGCCGAGCCGTATGCAAATTACATTGTCTTTCGTGATAAGACAAATGGACAATTTAAGGCGACGCTAAGCACTGGGTATTCAGATGCTACGATGCCATATACAATCTTGCAAGGCATAGCCGAAATGGTCACTCTTGCATATAAGCAAAGCCCTCAAGGCGGTAATTGGTTCGGGCTTAACTCCGTCGCTACAGGCGGCGCGGGACAAACAGTCAGCCAATCACTCAAAACCGATATAGGATGGCATAAGTACTTTGCTCAATTTGTTATACCTACGGTGTAATTATGTTAAGTACAGAGGCTTTAAAAGGCATTCTACGGCCAATCATAGCAGACTCTCTTAATAAGCTCCCGTTTGTGATGCAAGCGTATATCGGAGCGAATATGGAATTTAGAGGCGCAGCCGATAGAATAGCACCTTCGACAAGTTCTAAGCTCGCGATTAACTCTGGTACTCTGTTTCGTAGTTTCTCAAAAGGTCAGCCCGGAAATGTTTTCAGAGTCTCGCAAAATGGTGATAACTTCGAAGCAGAATACGGCTCGGACTTGCCATATGCCAGAGTCCAAGAGTTTGGCGGCTTCATTGCAAGCAAAGGACGGATGCATAAGTACTTTTGGGCTAAATTCGCTGAAACTAAACAGCCGTATTTTAGGAATATCGCACTAAGTGTGCAAAAGAAAGGCGGCGTAAATATACCAGCCCGCCCGTACTTTAATCCTGCAGTCCAAAGGCTAAGCCAAGACGCGAAATTCGCAAGCGATATAAAACAACAAGTCATAAACGGAATACAACAATGGCAAGAGAATCAGCGGCGATCAAATCCATAGCAGATAGACTTCGCACAATGAGTGGAGTCAAAGTCTATGACCAAGTAATGCTTGATAAATGGAATACCTATCAGTTCCCTTTTGTCGGCGTTCTATCAGGCGCGGACTCTCGCGAGGTAATCGGACTTGAGGATGATTCCGCTTTTGCAAATAAAGGCACGCTTGATATCTATTTACTAGTCGGAGTGCAAGTAAAAAAGAATAGCACGGCGGGCAAGGCTAATTTGAGAGAATCTCTTGCCGATTTATGCGAGGCAATCGAGAATAAGCTTACAAATTACAAGCCCGATGTCTATGAGTCCGATTATGAAAGGACTCACTTTGCGCCTGTTCACTTTATCGACTCGCAAGCGGTCACATTTAATGACGATGAAACAAAAGGCATATCGTTTATGACTTTTAGGACGGTATATTACAGAGGAGATGTATGAAGTTAAGTGCTTGTGTAATCTTTCAGGATGGAGATGACCTGAAAGGATGGCGAGATTCTTTGCCGAGTGATAATGTCGAAGTCATTGCACTTCGTACGGCGGTTAATCCGAAATTAAAAGAGCCTGTATTCCAAGAAGTCGGTAGGACTTCGGACCATATAGTACTCAATTGGGAATATCCCGACTTCGAAGAGTGCTTTGACTTTAGTTATTGCCGTAATAAGCTCGATGAATATGCAACTGGAGATTGGATATTGCACATGGACTCGGACGAGCGCCTTGCAAGCCCTGAAGATGAGTTTTGGGCGTATCTCAAAGAGCTTAACGAAAGCGAAGCGGTCGCGGCTTATTTGAGTATAGCAGGATGCAATGCAGATCTTGACCCGCAATATACGCACATTCGGAAAAGGTACAACATACCGGCAATGCGATTGCATAGAAGAAGCGCGTTTCTCAAATGGCAAAGAATATGCCATGAGACGCTCGAGGTTGACCCGAATGGCACGGTCGTAGCTGATACGGACATATTGCTATACCACAAAGGATATAGCCAAGACAATGAAGTCTTGATGCAAAAAGCAGAACGGAACGGAGGCCTAATGGTAAGAGAATACACGCGAGACAAATCACAAAGAAACTGGGATTATTTAGTTAATACTTTCGCATATCTAAAACAATTATCTAAGAGGTAACATCATGGTAGTAGGCGGCGCTAACCTTAGCGTATTCTATACAGCAAATGAACTCGGTACAGCCCCAACAGTAGGCTCTACTGCAATTCACACAATGAAGCGCAAAATCAAAACTTCATTGACAAGAACAACATTCACAATCGATCAAAACGAAGACAATCCAGCGCTCACTTCATTCCTTGAAAACTACGCACCTGTAACTACAGTCACTGCAGATCAAGGCGAATACGAAGACGGGACAAAGTTCAACTCATCACAAGCGACAAGCGATACACTTTTGCAAATCGTTTACGGCGGTGTTGATACAGTAGAAAACAAGCGTAAGATTGTTTTGATGCTTTGCAAATTGGCTCAAGATGCTGGTGCGTTTGACCAAGAAAGCGGTAAATACACAAAGCCAAAAGTAGGCGGCGATGTGGTAAACAATGATACAGATTTGGTTATTCCTGCAACTTATTTCTTGACTACTCTTGTAAGCGGCGCGACTGCGGTCACAATCCCTGCAAAGATTGGATACAAAGAAGTTTGGTTTGCAATCCCAACACCTTAATTCACACGGGGCGGGCAAAACCCGCCCCACTATTTTTACCATAAGGAGATAGCATGAAATTATATCTAAATGAAACAGCACACGAAGTAGCACTCTATTCAAAATTGACCCCCGCTCTTTATGACAAGGTTACGCCGCTTCTCTCTGAACTTGCAAATACTAAAGGCGCGCAAGCAGCCGCCGAGACCGAGATCATGGAGAAGGTATTTAGCCGCGAGAGCCTTGCAAAAAAGATAGACTTAACAAAGGGGCAAGACGCTTTTAAAGACATTATGCAAGAGTTCGAGTTCCAAGAAATTGTAAAGACTGCATATTTGAAAGTCCGCGCAAATCTATTCGAGCTTATTAATGTCGATGAAACTACAATACCAAAAATCTTTGAGTTTGTAAAGGCCGTAATCGATGAAAGCAAAGTACAAAATACAGAGCTTTTAGCTGGTATTCAGTCCGAGCCGAGCTCTGACTTTTGGCAAAATCAAGACTTAGACGGAATCTTGGACTCACTAAAGTTTTTTCGTGAAACGGTATGCAGAAGAGTCCGCATTATGTGAGTATTACCTTGAGGACTTGACTGTATTTAACGACCCAGACGATGATGAGTATGAAGAGACAGACGGAGATGAGAGTGCTTATTATCTTGGCGAAATTGTAGGCTCATATTGGATATTCAAAGGCGTTGCAGGCGGCGATCCTGCAGCGTACTTGAGGCTCTACTACGAAACCTCTCGAGTAGATGTAATCCGGACTTATGCCTATACCATAACTTATCACAAAGAACGCCGCAAAATGGAGCGCAGAATCAATGGCCGATGATATAAAAATTAAACTAGGACTAGATGCTACCGAGTTATTCAATGGAATAACAAAAGCAACTAGCGAGCTTAATAAATTAAGCACTACCAAAGTCAATATTCAAGAAGGCCCTATCATTGCTGATCTTAACAAGATCGAGCAAGAGGCAAAGCAAACAGGCGATGCAATTGATAAGAATCTCGGCGGCGGTGTTGAAAGTGCAAAGGGAAAACTTGGCGGCCTTGGTGATGCCTTTGCAGGACTCGGAGGGCAAACAGGCGGCCTCGGTAATGCATTCCAATCCCTCTCTGGTGGTGTGACTTCCCTAGTGCCCGGACTCGGCTCTTTGAGTGGCATTCTTGCAGGTGGTGGTATAGCAGCTGGTATAGCAGCCGTGGGTGGTGGTATAGCCTATGCAATTGATAAAGGTAAAGAATTTGAGACTCAGCTCGCATCCTTGAGCTCAATTACAGGCGTTTCAGGCGCGGGGCTTGATGACTTAGGCCAAAAAGCGCAAGCTATGGCTGCTAAGTTTGGAACTGAAGCGAGCGCAAATATCGACGCTTTCAAAACTATCCTCTCAAAGCTTGGTCCTGATATTGCGAAAAGCCCTGAAGCCTTGAATTCGATGGCTGAAAGTGTGAATACGCTATCGAAAGCTACAGGTGATGACCCTGGTAAAGCTACCGAAGCTTTAACTGGTGCTCTCTTGCAGTTTGGTGTATCACTTGATGACCCCGTAAAAGCGGCCGATGCTATGGCCGTAGCTATGAATGTTTTAGCAGCGGGTGCAAAAGAGGGAGCTTCAGAGGTTCCTGACGTAGCGGCTGCTATTAATGTGGCGGGTGTTGCGGCTTCAGGTGCAAAAGTATCATTTGAAGAGACTAACTCTGCTATTCAAATACTCGCGGCGGGCGGTAAAGTAGGAGCCGAGGCGGGTACTTCACTCAGGAACGTTTTGAACAAGCTCGGCGAGGGTAGATTCTTGCCAAAAGATACGGCACAAGAGCTTAAATCTGCAGGAGTGGATATAAACAAGCTCGGAGATACGACCATTAGTTTTTCAGAGCGTCTTCGCGAGCTTGAAAAGATTAGTGGTGATGCTGCTTTGAAAACTAAGCTCTTTGGAACGGACGCGGCGGCCGCTACGATCTTGATTAAAGGCGCGGGCGGTGGTATGGATGAACTTACCAAGAAGCTTACAGGTACTAATACTGCATATGATCAAGCCGCTATCAATATGGCGACCTTTGATGAGAGCTTGAATCGAATAAAATCGAATGTAGATAATTTTGCAATCTCTTTTTATCAAGGGATGATGCAAAGTTTTGGGATGCTTGGAGAATCAATAGGTCCAAGCGTAAACGAGATGCTTGATAGCATATCGGCTCAATTCCAAAACATATGGAGTATTATTGGACCTGTATTGAGCGCTATTGGAGCTGCAATCATGGGGACATTAAATGGAACTTTAGTTATTGCTATTGAAACTGTAAACTTTTTCTTTGAAACCGCCGCGTACGCATTCGATCAAGTCATTCTTGCCGTGCAACCTCTCATAGATGCAATCAAATCAGCTCTTGGCATTGATGGAGCTATGGGAGAGGGTATCGATGTGGTAAAAATGCTACAAGAAGCCATGAATTTCATGAGTGGAGCGATAAGCGCGGTGTTTGATGTGCTCCAAGGCCTTGCAAAGATACTTATTGATGTGGTAGTCTTTGCATTCAAGGGTGTAATTAGCATAATTACTTCAGTTATCGAGACTTTTGTAGGTATTGGCAAGGCAATCGGTAACTTTATTAGCGGAATACCAGGCGTGCAAACTGCAATCAACGCTCTAGGTAGTGCGTTTGATAATGTCTATAATTTCTTTGCGGGCTTGCCGGCTATTATTGCAGAATCACAAGCGTATCTCAAAGCAATCGGAGGTACTTTTCAAACTGTTTTCGGTATCATTGGCGAGGCTTTTACAGCCGCTTTGAATCTTGACTTTGATGGAGCCGTCCAAAAACTATCAAGCGTCTTTGAATCTCAAACATGGGTAAGTGCTTTTAGCTCGAATCTTACAAAAGCAAGAGCCGAACTTAAGAAAACAGGTGACCAAGTAAAAGAAGCAGGCAAAGAATTTAAAACATTCCAAGAGCAAGGGACAAGCGCGGCGGTAATAAAGCCAAAAGCAACCGCTGAAACAAAGGCGGCAATAAAAGAAGAGACTGCAAAGATAGCAAAAGACCCAGAGCTTAAAATTGAAACTGGAATAAAGCCTAAACCTGAAGACTTTAAAGAGTTTCTTAAAGAATATACAGACCTTGCAAAAGAGATAGAGAAAACAAGCGAATCTTTAGTGCCTAAAACCCTTGCTACGAGTCAAGAAGCGCTTGATGGTACTATTTCAAAGGTTCAGGAATATATCGACTTCATAAAGCTTCAAAATGATGAGATTGCACTGAAACAAGCAGAGGCTTTGGCGGCGGGTAATGAAGAAGCGGCTGCAAAGTTTGGTGAGTCAATACAAAAGAATGTGCAAAATATCAACTTGCTAAGTGGCCGCTTGGAGCGATTCGGTACGGATAGCAAGGCAGCAATCGAGAAAACCGCGCGCGAGTCTACTTTGCAATTTCAAATACAGACCGCTTTGCAGACTAGCATTCTTGATGTATTCAACTCGGAGAAAATCCGAAAGGAAAAAGAGGCTAACGATAAGATAAGAGAGGAACGCCTTGGAGCGCTTAATGCTGAAGAGGATGATCTTACAAAGAGCCTTGCAAAGCGAGAAATCTCTTTCGAGGACTACGCCGCAAAAGTAGCAGAAATCGACGCGCAAAGAAAGCAAGTAGAAGAGCAAACCGAAGTAACTTTCTTGCAAAGACTCAAAACAGTTGGAGACCAGACTGCTTCACAAGTTGCGACTTCGCAAAGCAAGATTTACCTTGATGCTGCAAAACAAAGAAATGACAAACAAGTTATTCTTGATAAAAACCTTGATGATGCAAAGAAAGAACTTGCAGCTTTGTCAGGTAAAGGCACACTTGATCAGTTTGCAGCAGCTCAAGAAAAGGTAAACAAAGCACAAGAGGAAGCTGCTAAAAATGAAGCTAGAATATATGGCGTAAGGACTGCAGACTTTAACGAATTTGTCGGTAATACACTTAGTAAATTTTCAGAACTCGCAGCAACTGGTAAAGCAACACTTGGAGACTTCGGAAATGCAGCCGCTGGTGCGGCCTTCGATGCCGTCTCAAAGATGATACCATCATTTGTAGCTGGTATTTTAGGAAGTTCGATTACCACACTCGGCCCTGTATTCGGACCTCTTGCAGCTGCAGCATTAACAGGAACGCTTTACGGATTACTTGGACTTGCCAGAGGCGCTCTCGGATTCAAAGACGGTGTCGTAGGACTCGAAGGCCCTGGAGATGAAAGAAGCGACTCTATACCAGCATGGCTATCGAAAGGCGAGTCAGTGATCACAGCCGCGGGCACGAAAGCAAACCGCCAAGAGCTCGAATGGATGAATAATAACCCCGGAATGAGTATTCGAGATTACTTTACTTCAAACGCGCCTCAAGTTCGCTATTCAGTGCAAGAGGATGGCAACCTTATTGCAGAGGTGCGAAAACTTCGCGAAGAGACTCGCGGGCTAGGTAAGCAAATAAACCGAAATACACACGTCGAAATAAGCGGCGCTCTTGTAGCCGATAATAATTCCATAAAGGCCGTGATCGAAAGAGACCGCCGCCGTAATGCAAGGAGAGGATAAATATGTCTTGGAGATATTGGGTCAAATTCGAAGGGTCAAACGATCCGACCTTTGCATCGATAAATACGCTCGGAGTTGAGTTGCCTGTTTTCGGGATATTGCCTACTTTCACTGTAGAGTCTTCAAATGAAGTTAGCATGTCAGGTACGGAAATCGGACAAAGGCGAATAAGAATAGCACTCGAAGTAGATTGCATCCCGGTAAGCACATGGGACTACGGCACGGTAAATAGCGATAATGTGTATTACCTTTTGCAAGAGATTTTGCAAAAGAAATACACTCGCATCGTAGAGCCGACCGCTCCAAAGCAAATGCCTACAAGGTATCAGTCTACAAGCTCTTTCACTTACTCTAAAAACCTTATTCCCTTTGTCTTTGCACGATGCGACTTCAGTAATGAAAAACAATGGGCTTCAGGGCTTGAAAAGTTTACTATCACCTGCTATCGTAGGGACTTGATCTAATGCCATTATCAAATCAAAGATTTGTAACTACTTGGACTTCAGAGGATAGCATTCAATGGCGTATGTATATCATACCGAGTAGTGTAGATTACATTACCCCCGCCTTGAGTTCGAATGTGACGCTCCCTAGTGAGTTTTTACTAAGGGATATGAGTCTAGATACCGAGCTAGGAAGCATCCCCGCGGGGCTTGTTAGCCAAGTGCTTAAGATAAATGTCAATATAGCCGCTTTGCAGGGCTCTCAGGCGCTGAATGATTTACGCGTTGACTTATTGCAAGGGACTACAACAAAAAAGCGTCCGATTAATAGCGATGGAACGCCATGGATAGATGCATTCACTACAACAGAGCAAACTGAATTCGATGCCTTTAATACTTTCGTTTTGCAATATAATGACGGCTCTGGATTTAAGACCGCATTCATTGGATGCCAAAAGTACAGCGCTGAAAATGAGCTCGAAATTACATCGCTTGATAATGTGATAACCTATACAATTGAGATTTACGACATACAACGATGCATAGGAGAGGCAATTACTCCTCATATATGGTCACGATTGCTAATGAGGGATAATACAACGGTCAATTATTCAGCATCGGTCGCCTTAAGCGAAAACACGCAATTTAATCAGCTCTATTCGGGTTTTATGCTTGATGATCCGAATACTGGATATGCAATGCTTGATATTTTGCCCGATGGATTTTCGATGTATATCAGTACATTCGCAAGGCTCAAAACTAAGATAGGTGAAATGTACTCAAAATACCTCAGAGCTCTTACAGGTAAACTGACAGCATCCTTTGTATGCCATGATATATTTACTTATTCGATATTTCTTAGAGATTCAAGCAATTACTATATTGCACCTCAGTATCTTTGCTATGTATCCGAAATTTACGATAATCAAGGTCAACTCGTAGGCGGTGCTCTTGGTGATTCTAAGATGTTTGCACAGTTTACGAATTTCTACGAAGCATATAAGATGCTTTGCGATAATGCTCTTGAAACTGTAAGGCCTACATATAGCTTCACAAGCGGAACGCCTGATGCGTATACTCTTACAATGGTATCAAGCAACCCATATCCAGCACTTGGAACGCCGTCTATTACTTTCGATCAACAAAATACATATAGCAATTTCAAAATCAAAATGTTTAGTGAAGTGCTTAATCAAGTGACTACGGAAGTTACAAGCATAACTGGAAATAGTGATACAACTTCATTCCCAAGTGGCAAACAAGGGACAAGCGGCGATAATAGCAAAGACTTGAAAATCATGTTTCATAATGTGCCTCAACTGACAAGCCGTTCTGCAAATCTTGCATCTTATGCAGATATACCGTACTCGACATTCATAAAATGGCAAAGAAACACGATAAATAGTGGATACTTGCTATACTTTGAGGCAAGTAATATAATTATAGTTCCAAAGCCTATCGCAAATGTATTTTTTGGTGGTGAAGATTACGCCGCCCCAACTGATACAAGCCCCTATATCGATCCAAGTACGCAAGTAATTTGGAAACAACAAAATGCTTGTCTACCTCAAACTATATCAGAGGCTATGGTCAATTTCTTAGGCCGTAAAAAACAAGCTGAAGCGACTCTAACGACAAACTTCACTACTGCAAAGTTTACAGATGTAGGTAAACGATGCACAATTGACCTTGTAGACTATAATACGCTCTTGGAATCGATATACGGCGAAGAGACAGCCCTTGCAGTTATGACAAAACACTCGCATAAAGTCTATGAAGGTATGGCCGATATTACACTACGAATCGACGCGGAGTCCGAATAATGAAATTTAATGAACCCGTAAGACCTTCAGGTATAGGCCGTAAGCAAGTTGCATTTTCAATGCCAGATTTGCCTAGTAGCTTGACAATTGTAGAGCAACAAGACAATGAAGAAATAAATAACATAGAAGAAAACGATGCCGTACTTGCACAAGCCGTGCAAAGTGCCCGCGTCATTGCGTATTCAGCTGCAAGCTCTGCAATTGACAATAATATGAATGAAGTATGGGGCATTAAGACCGTAGTGCCTTGGGAGCACATTGTTAATTCAAGCCATCTCGGTAATAGCCTCATAAAGTGGGAATCAGACCCGCGTAATGAAGCCTATGGAATAAATACAAGCCTTGCATATATCGATACTGAAGACCCGACCATTATCCGAGTTCGCAAGAAAGGATGGTATCTCGTAAATGTGATATTTTTGCAAACAGAATGGTATCATAACAACTCAATATATTATCTTAGAGCTCTTGCAGTTGACCAACAAGACTCATTCTATACAATGCAAGATGTCTGCATTACGGATACTTACCCTGTTTTGCGCCTCTCGACGCTTATAGGAGTTCCAAGCGGTAATAACCTTGGTAAACCAAGCACGACTACTGATGGCGGAATACAGATAGAATTTAGATCGAATAACCCCGGCCACGGCGCTGAAATTTTTACGCTTGATGATGATAATGTCGAAGCGCAACTTCAGATAATTTGGCTAAGACCATTTGAAGATGAAAATACATACAATTTCGCGTGAGTGATTATGAATAATCGGTATCTCGGTAGCATAGGTGAGGATAATTATAAATCAGAGTTTGACTTCGGCGTATTAACAGGAAGTTATAGCACACTAGATGTACTAACCTCTGGTAATATACCAGCTTATACCGGTAGGACTGGTCAATCATCTGGAGTCATTGAAGCAATTTACTTTAAAATTATAAATGCAGTTCCGGTAGGTTCTATGTATATCTTTGGCGCTCCGATTGATCCACCAGCGCAAAACGCGCCAAGAGACTTTACTGCAGAGCAAATGGATAAGTTTGTTGGGCTTATTACTCTATCAACAAATGAGTATAGATCAACTTCGGATGGATACGTTGTATACAAGACAATTGATATGCCTTACGTTACTCAGCCAGATTCAAATGCGCTGTATATTGTATTTGTAATCAGTCAAGCAGATGGTTATTTTGCAACCTCGAAAGTTACAGGACACTTCATTCTAAAAAGAGACTAAACATGGAATTTTATACAGGCAAAACAGGACAAGACAGAGTATTAAGAGCAATTGACTTCGGTACTCTAGATACCGCCGCATATGCTGCAAATGATATACTCACTTCGGGCGCAATCTCAATTGACGCGGCTCGATTCCTTGGGTTTTCTGGCGTAATAGAGCGCGTCATTCTAAAAGAAACAACCTCGGGTACAGTTCAAGTCCCAGCTTTACGCCTTTGGTTTTTCGGCTCGGCAATTACACCAGCCGCGCGGAATAGCCCGCAAGCCTTTACAAGCGCTCAAATGGATATCATTGTAGGCTATGCAGATATTGCAGAAGCTGATTGGATAGCAGCGGGTACAGGCGTAAGAATATTGCAAAAGAATATAGCAATTGAATATGTATGTCAGCCTACAAGTAAAACGCTATACATGGTGCCTGAAATTAAAGACGCTAATACTTTCGCGAGCGGCGCAACCATCAAAGGCCAAATCGTACTGAGACGCGATTAATGGTAATTCGCATCACCGACCCAAAAGAAGAGCGGGCAATCAGAGCCTATGCTATTCGCAAGAAGCTACCAATAAACAAAGCCGTATCTTTGGCCGTAAAAGAATGCGATCAGCTTCTTATGGCGCAAGGCGAGATAGCAACTTGTAGATTCATGCTGAAAGTCATGAAGGAAGATTACTATAATAAAAAGCCCTGAAAGTTTATGGCTTTCAAGGCTTATGCTCTGGGGGGAGGCATACGGCTATGATAGGCCGCTGATTGCAATATACAAAAAAAAAGGCTACCTTCCCCGGGTAGCCTTTTCGCACGCCAATGCTTTGAGTATTTGGCCACCTGCAAAATTGAGCATGATGACAAACAAATATACTAAAATGATTCAAATAGAAATACATAAAATTTCAGGCCAGAGCTACCGCGCCGCCGTGCCCTCTCTAAATGCTGTCGTTAATCTTGCCGAAATTTGCGACATAAAGAAAATTTTTATTTTCGCCATAACTCCCCGCGAATTCAACTACTTACGCTCGCTTGACCTACCCTCGAAAGTGAAAATAATCAGATAAATAAAAAAAAAGACTTGACAAGTATTGTTTTGTTTCGTAAGTTCGCACCGTAATTAACAACGCACTAACAAACGGAGTGAACGCGATGAAACTCAAACCACACAAACTTTATGACACTTTCGCCGAAGCAATGGCTGCAATCTTCTTGCATCCTCCAGGCGAGGCTCAGGTAATGCCATACAACGGCAAATGGGTAATCCTCAAGCGAGGTGCAAAATGAAACCCGAAACCAAGCAGGCGATATTCGAGATGCTGGTAGGACTCTTCGGTGGCCTATTTCTATCTTACTTAATTGTTTACGCTATCATTAATGGACTTGTACGATGAAAAAAAGATTAGAACTAAAGCTATGGCATGGCGTGGTATTTATCATACTCGCACACTACATTCTTAACCGGTTCGAAATGCACATGTACGGAGCGCTGCAATGAGTGACTGGCTGACTATTCGCGAGGCCGCCGAATTATTCCAAGTATCGCGAAGACTCTTGCACTATATGGCCGTCGGACGGCCTGCAAGCAATGAAAGGAATGAGAAAGAAGCGGTGCTAAGAAAAGTAAAGCAAGTACCGTACGGCGAAAAGAGAATGTATTTACTAAATTATAATGAATTAAAAAGAATACTAGGAGTAAAAAGATGAGACTAATCACACAAACAGGCGGGATGCAAGTAAACGGGCTCAATGTCCTAATCTACGGCGATCCCGGAATCGGTAAGACCACACTCGCGAATACCGCGCCGAATCCAATTGTATTGGACTTCGACAGAGGGCTTCACCGCTCCTCACTACTCAAGAATGGTCTTCAGTTCGAATCATGGCAAGATTTGCTTAATAACAAGGCCGAACTAGATAGCATCCTAGCCAAGCATGATACTATTATTATCGATACGGCGGGCACTGTTATTGAGCTTATGCAGATGCACCTTACTATCAATAACCCTGGTCTTCTTCGCAATACGATCAAGCTATGGGGCGAAACAAAGCGAACATTTCAAGAGTTTTTTACGCCTCTGAAGTTAAGCGGTAAAAATGTAGTCTTCATAGCACATGCCAAAGAGAAAGAAGAAGGCGATATGCGAATTAAGCGCCCTCTCATACCGGGTGCAAGTTATGACCTCTTAATGCAATCATGCGACCTAGTAGGATACTATACTACGCAAGGCAATAAGAGAGTATTGACCTTTGACCTTAGTGATAGCATTGTAGCTAAAAATTGCGCGGAAATAGCACCCGTACATGTAGATGGCTTGCACTCAATGACTACTTGCCTTGCAGATATCTTAGAACATACCAAATCGGCAATAAGCAGACGCTCCAAAGAGCAAGAGGCAGCAATCGCCTTGGTATCAGAGTGGAGCGAAAAAGCAAAAGCCGCAAAGGATGCTAATAAATTTGTAGCAGAGCTTAGCAAAGCAGGCCTCGAGGATGCTTTGAAGCGTGCGGTTTGGGCTTCAGTAGTAACTACTTTTGGAGAGCGTGGCTTGCAATGGAATAAAGAGAGTGGTAAGTTTGAGGAGGTTGTAAAATGAGCCGCACCTTTGAAGTCTGGGGCGCTTTCGACGAGGACGATGTGCTCTTAGATTACTCGCTATCCGAAGAGGATGTCAGAGAATGGGCTTATGATCGCTTTGAAAAAGAAATGTACAGCATAGCCAAAATGACAATACATGAACGCGAGCTTGTTAAGATTCGCAATTTAAAAGACCCGTATCAGGAGTATATCGATGAGTAAGCAACAAACAGCGTTGAAGTGGTTAATTTGTAGATTATTAGACGGCAAACCTTTTACGCTATCATTGAGTAACGAAGCCGAGCAAATGGAGAAAGAGCAAATTGAGGATGCGTTTGATATTGGTTACGAAGCTTCGGAGTTTGGCAATTTATTAAACAAAGGCAAACAATATTACAAACAAACCTACGGAGGCGACCATGAGTAAAACCGCAATGCAGACCCTACGCCAATCACTCGACTTCGCATATTACGAGGCTTCAGTGAGCCGTACTCCAGGCGAGGTACTTTCGCAAATAAGATTTCAAACAATTGACCTTATTGCAAAGGAACGCGAGCAAATAATTAAAGCATTCGAAGCAGGCGCAAAACTCAAAGAAGTTTGCACGCCAGAAGCGTATTACAAGCTAGTGTATTTGCAGGGGGATGTATGAAAAGCGCAGTGGAGTGGTTGGAAAGTGAGATAAAGAAATACTTACAAAGTAATTCAGTAATGAATTACGATTCTTTTAGTGATTTATTCGCAAAAGCAAAAGAGCACGAAAAAGGCTTTTTACAAGCAGAGTTTCAATTCGGATATGAGCAAGCAATAGATGACATGAAGGAGGTGGAAGATGATCAAAATTAGTGCCACCCAGCTTGAATCTTACCGCCGCTTTCTTGATGGTCTAATAACAGTCGAGCAGTTCGAGCGCTCACTTTTGAGACTTGATCCGCCGAATGCAATGATGCAAAGAGGCATAGAGTTTCACGAAATGATGCAGACTGATTCGCCTCAAGAGTTCGAAGGACAGTTCAGCAATAACTGCATTATCAACGCCCGCAATTGCATGGATTACCGCTCGCGAGTGTTCGAGTATAAAGTTCGCCGTGTCTTCCGCACTCAATTCGGTGATATATCAGTAACAGGCGTCGCAGACCAGCTTATCGGACTTGATGTTGTAGAAATCAAAACAAAATACAGTCCCATTAATTTCGATGCCTATTACAACTCAATACAATGGCGTGTATATTGCGAGCTTTTCAACGCTCCCTTTGTACATTACAAGATATTCGAGTTCGACTCACCTGAAGCTATGGACTTTAAAAACAAAGCAGAATACTCATTTCCGAGACCCGCCTACAATTACGAATATGTCCGAAACATGATACACTACTTACATGAGTATATCTTAGTTCGAGGGCTTGATAAAGAGCCTGCATTAAATACAAAAAAATGGAGTACTGCATGAAAAAGATAGCACCATTCTTTGCAGAGTATACAGTTTGGGAGGACTACATAAATGGCATGTATAATCCTTATAATCAGAGCGAAGAGGAACAATTAGTGAGCTATGCTGTAGAAGTTTTAAGCAATAAATCGTTATTTAAAAGAACATGTTTGTCCTTGCTTATAGATTGGCCAATATCGTCAAAGGTTAATTTAAGCAATCAATTCTGTAATAGACGAGCTTGGTTAGGGCAAGCTGCTTGTAGCTATAAATTTAGAGTTCCTGAAATATGCACAAGAATAGCCTGGTCAAGATTAACTGACATGCAAAGATATGAAGCAAATAAAGTAGCTGATACAATAATTAATTATTTCGAGAACACATATGAGAAAGAGAGTAAAAGAATATATCAAAAAATGGACAACTACAGTCTATTTGAATGATTTACCAGACGAAGCTCCAAGAAGGCTAGAAGAGCTTCACAAAGTTCCTAGTTATAGACAAATTTGTATTGCTATACTTAAAAACGACAAGTATCTTAAAACATTAGGTCAAAGTCAACCTGTTAGCAAAGTCTATAGTCAATTAAAAAGAAAAGAGCTTGAAGAAAGAGGTGTAATACCAAAACAATGGAGACTAGAAATATGAATAAGAATGTTTATGAGGCTTCGATTGAAAGGATTGATTTTATCTTTAAAAACTTTAAAAAAATTTATGTTAGTTTCTCTGGTGGTAAAGACTCTGGTGTTATGCTTAACCTGGTTTTGCAGTATATGAGAAATAACAACATAAAAGATAAAGTGGGGGTAATGATATTAGATAATGAAGCCAATTACAATTTGTCCTTAGAGTTTATGCATTCTATCTTAGAAGCTAATCTTGATTTACTTGATGTTTACTGGTGTTGTTTACCTATAACTTTGCCTTGTACTGTTTCCTCCTATGCGACAGAATGGCAATGTTGGGGAGAAAGAGATAAAGCAAGATGGATTAGACCAATGCCAACTAATAGCTATGTAGTTAATATAGATAACCATAAATTTGACTTTTTTGAAGAAGACATGAGTTATCAAGAATTTTGGGATAAATTTGGTGATTGGTATGGACAAGGCGAAGAAACTGCTTGTTTGATTGGAATCAGAACTCATGAAAGCTTGAACCGTTGGAGAGCAATACAAAACGAAAATAAGATAATGAAACACGGCAAAAAGTGGACAAAGAAAAATACAAAATTTGTTTTTAATTGTTACCCTATTTACGATTGGAGAACTGAAGATATTTGGGTTGCAAATTGCAAGTTTGAATGGAATTACAACAAGCTCTATGATATATTTTGGAAAGCAGGTCTTTCTATACATCAAATGAGAGTTGCGTCACCATTTATGAGTGAAAGTAAATCTAGCTTAAATTTGTATCGCGTTATAGATCCTCATGTATGGGTTACTTTATGCGCAAGAGTGCAAGGTGCAAACTTTGTTGCAACTTATGGAAAACAACTTAATTACCACTCTTTCAAACTGCCTGAAGGTCATACATGGAAAAGCTTTGTCAAGTTTTTATTAGATACTTTGCCACCAGAGGTAGCTGAAAATTTTAAGATGCGCTTTGCTCAAAGTCTAAGATATTGGGCAAGAGTAGGGCGCGGACTTGATGATAAGGTTATAAAAGACCTCGAAAATAACAATGTTCTTTTTAATCTTGGAAATAAAACTAGGCATGGGAAAAAGGTAAAAACTTGCGTAAAGATGATACCACCTGATCATTTAGACTTTTTAAGGTGCCACAATTCAGAAGTTACAAGCTGGAAAAGATTTGCAATAACAATCTTGAAAAATGATCATACTTGTAAATATCTTGGATTAGCTCCTACTGCAGAGCAAGCAAAAAGGCAAAGACAAATTATGGAAAAATACAAAAATATCTAGGAGTATAAAATGAAAATAGTTGAAGAATTTGAACTTATCGGTTCAGAAAGAGATGTAGACGGCATAGGTTTTAAATCCTTGCGTTATTTATTGGCTAGTGACAATATGGGATTTTCACTTCACAAAACAATAATACCTAAAGGCGGCCCTTATTATTGGCATTACAAGAAACATTACGAAGCTTGCTTCTGTGTCAGTGGAGAAGGTTTGTTGCATGACATGGTTAAGAATAAATATTATTCTATAAAACCAAATACAACCTATGTATTAGACAATAATGATCCACACACTTTCGAAGCTTTAACCGATGTAGTTTTAATATCTATATTTAATCCACCAGTAACAGGCCGCGAAATACATAAAGAAGACGGTAGTTACGAATAAAAAAATGGAGTGTTTATGAGCAATTTTAAAAGCCCTGTATACAATGTGTTAAGAGTACATATTGATAAAGTTCAAGCAAATGATTATAACCCTAATAAAGTAGCTCCACCAGAAATGGAGCTTCTAGAGACCTCTATTTGGGAAGACGGCTATACTCAACCAGTAGTAACTTATTATGATAGTGAACTTGATAAGTATATTGTTGTTGATGGATTCCATAGATATACAATCCTTAAAACATCGAAAAGAGTATATGAAAGAGAAGAAGGGCATTTACCAGTAGTGGTAATCGACAAGCATATATCAGATAGAATGGCTTCGACGATTAGGCATAATCGCGCAAGAGGATCGCATAATATAGACTTAATGTCAAACATAGTTTCTGAATTAGTAGAAATGGGTAAAGGGGACGCATGGATATGTAAACATATAGGCATGAGCAAAGATGAACTTTTGCGATTAAAGCAAATTACAGGCTTAGCTTCGCTGTTTGCAAATACTTCGTTTTCTATGTCTGAGGAAGGAGATTAAATATGAAAATATCCGCCCTATACAAAGAAGTCGCTGGCATCGAGACTTCGCTCAAGCCCGGCGTGCCATTGTCTCAGCAATTACGCGAGGAACGCAAGGTAATCGAGAGAACTGCTATCGGATATCAAAAAAGCAATCGCGAAGGCCTTACACCAGATGAAAGACAAGGCATTACGCCGCTTGCTCTCAAGTTACCACGCGCAATGGCAGATCGATTCCGAGCACTTGCAAAAGCGCAAAATATCTCACAAAGAGAGCTATTCCGCCGAGCACTAACTAAATACTTTAAAGATTTTGAGGATGTGAAATGAATTACGCTTCTATTTATGACGAGGGGGATGGCTTAGCCTTCCCCTTCATCAAAGGCAAAAGCCTAAGCGAGCAACTAAGAGAGGAACGCGAAGAACTTGAACGCAAAACCAAACAAGCAATAAAAACTAAGAATAACCTTGCAGATTATTACTTTTCAAAACAAAAGAGACCGCAAATTCAATACGCTCAGTTTAACCCGAAAACTAAAAGCGCTCACTTTATGACGCGAGGTATGGACTTTGCATTTGCAAATCCATACGCGGAGCTTTCCGGGCTTGAAGTCGAAATACTCAAACACTTTCCGACAAAACACACGCTTCGTGATAAAGTCAGATTCCAAGAGTTGATAGCAGCAAAGCGGATGTTTATATTCTTTGCAACCGTATATCTGAAGCTCACATCATTCAAGATCGCCGAATACCTAAACATGAATCGCTCGACTCTTTCGCATCATATTTACGCGGCGATTGATGAACTCGATACTTACTCGCAAGTGCAAGTAACAGCCCAAAAAATCGAAGACTATCTCTGGACTCGACATGAACAATTTAGATCGTGAAACTACTTTACAAGTCGGATATTATATCGAGGAAAAAGTATGCCCTTACATCCGATCGGTCACATTAGTGATCTCGCGCAAGATACAAACCCTAAGCCGCTGGCTACGCTCCCGCTTTCTGCGATTCTTAAAATAGAACGCGAGGAATTGTTCGGAAATCGAACAAAGAAACCGCGCGGGCGTGTTCGAAAACTGAACACGGCCGAACTCTATGAAGTATCTGAGCGGGTTATTCAAGTAGTCGCGGAATACTACGGCGTATCAGTTCAGCATATCCACCAGCGCCAAAGCTTCGCAAGGCATGTGGCAATAACTATATGCTATCAAGACTTCAACTTTACCATGACCGATATTGCCTTTATCTTTAATTGTGACCGTAAATTGCCTATTATTGCAGCCCGAAATATCAAACACGAGCGCATACTAGATCCTAACTTTAACGAAATCTACTTACAACTTATTCGCAAGGCCAAGGCATGAGAATCACTGAATACACGAGCGCACAAGCTACTGAACAAAAGGACTTCAGAGACATTGTGCAATTCTTTTGGGATATAAAAAGAGGGAGGTGGGAGGATATAGTAACTCCCTACCGTAACATGAAAACCAAAGAAGAACAAAAAGCCGCAAAGAGCAAAATGCCAGCTTTTGCAATGTCAGGAGAGTTCCAAGGCAGAGGCGTCGCATCACTGGTAAAACATAACGGCGTCATCTGCATGGATATCGACGATCAAGACAATATAGACATAAACGAAAAGATTGATAAACTTCGAGCCGATAAGCATATCCTAGCACTTCATATGTCACTCGGTGGTTATGGATACGCTGCTTATTTTAAGATTGACCCAAACAAGCACCTTGAATCATTCGAAGGCCTTGAAGACTATCTACTCGAAAACTATCAACTCGAATGCGATCCATCATGCAAAGATATAAGCAGATTGCGTTTTGTATCCTATGATCCTAACATAGTCACTAATGATCCGGACAAAGTACCAGTATTCACACGATACAGAAAGAAAGTAGCTCAAACAGCACCAAAGGTTATGCACGCCATAATCGAACCGGATGTAGAGCACATGATAAAACAACTCCGAGCAAGACGCATCGATTTAGTGAATGACTATGGCGATTGGGTTAATGTCGGTAGAGCACTTGCTACCGAATATGGTGAACGCGGCCGCGACTTCTTTCACCAAATATCCGAGATCAATAGCAATAAATACGACGCACAAAAGACTGATAAAAAGTATGACAATATACTTGCAACTAATAAAGGCGTCATAGGTATTGGAACTCTATTCTATCTATGCAAAAAGTATAACATTGACATTCAAACCGAAAGAACAAAGAAGTGGGAGGCTGCAGCTACTTCAATGGTGCGTAATGGACGCATGAGTAAAGATGATATCAAGCGCTCTGTTGGTAAACTTGCCGAATCTGAAGGCGAAGACCCAAAAGAAGCACTGGAAATAGCAGATAAAGTCATAAATACACCAAAAGAACAGCTCAAAAAGGAAAAAGACGACAATATCATTCCTCTTATGAAGGTAATGCTAAAAGAATTTGACCTCAAACGCAATGAATTAACTCATGAAATCGAATATAAAGGCAAAGCGATTACTGATACAGATATGAATAGCATTTACATCCAATTGACTGAGTCTCTTGGGCCTAAATGCACTCAAACATACTTTAATGCCATAATATACTCGGACTTTATACCTACATACAACCCATTTCTAGAGTTTTTTGAGTTACATAAGAGTAAAACAGCCGAAAACTGCATAGAAAAATTAGCTAATTGTATAACCTTTGATAATCAAGGTACTCCATACGAAGAATACGAGGCCTACGCACATAGATTCTTGCAAAAGTGGATAGTTTCTATCGTTGCATCTATGCATGGGACTTATTCTCTCTTAATTCTGGTCTTAGTTGGTGGTCAAGGGATAGGAAAGACAAATTTCTTTCGTTGGCTACTACCAAAAGAGCTAATTAACTACTATGCAGAGTCAAAACTTGACCGAGGGAAAGACGATGAAGTCCTTATGTGCAAAAAACTGATTATTTGTGATGATGAATTCTCCGGTAAGTCAAAATCGGAATACAAACACATCAAGGACATAAGCTCAAAGCAAACTATCACTCTTAGATTGCCGTATGGACGCACTACGCAGGATTTTACACGATATGCCGTACTTTCAGGAACTTCAAATGACCTTGAGATCATAAACGACCCTACAGGGAACCGCCGTATCGTACCCCTAAACATAAAATCAATTGACTTTGACGCATATAATGCAATTGACAAAGCAGACTTATTCATGGAAGCATATCGCATCTATCACACCCAAGGCGATAGCTCTTGGCAACTCACTAAGGCTGATATTGAAACACTTAACCAGCTCTCTGCATATAATGAGCAAATCGATACAGTCGAAGAGTCAATCATGATGTTTTTTACGCAAACAGATGATTCATCTGAAGAGAATTGCAAGACAACAACCGAAATAATTGCACATATGATGCAATTTACAAAGCTCCACTTCAATCCGCAAAGGGTTGGTATCGCAATGAAGAATTTAGGCTTCGATAGGATCACCAAGCGCAGAAATGGCAAGCCAGTGAAGTGTTATAAGGTAAAACAAGTCCTTACTACACCATCCTACTACGACATTAATGGGTAAATTTAACAAAAACTGCCCTATTCAAAATGTAGTAAGACTTAGCAAAAAAAAGCCCTAAAACTATTATACAATTACATATACATATAGGCCAATATACTAGTACTCTTATTATTCTATAATAGTTTATTTTAAATATTTACTTACTACACTTACTACACTTATGTAAGTCACTAAATTACAACAACTTACGATGTAGTAAGACTTAAAAAACTCTTACTACACTCTTACTACACTTACTACATTATGATTTCACTAAGACCATACCAACAAATTGCTATCCAAAACCTTCGACAAGCCTATGCTGATGGCCACAAAAAAGTCATTCTTTGCGCTCCGACCGGAGCGGGAAAAACGGTTATGTTCTCTGCTATCGCTCAAGGCGCACTGCAGAAAGGCAAAAGAGTGATGATACTTACCGACCGAGGCGAACTGCTATGGCAAGCAGGCGGGGCGCTTAATAACCTTGCAATCGTGCCGGAACTCATTACAGCCGAAACTACCAGAGTCAACTCAAGCCAGCGTATTTTCGTTGCTATGATCGAGACGATATACCGCCGAGCTGAACAGCGGATCTACAGCGAACTGCTAAACAGCGTGGACTTATTCATATTTGATGAGTGCCATAAGAGGACATTTGATAAGATCGTAGCTCGATTACCTGAAAATGCAATGATACTTGGAGCGACGGCTACTCCGGTAAGGGATACAAGCGGCAAGCCATTAAAGGATATTTATACACACATTGTCGAAGCTGCAAGCATAACACACTTGGTAGATGAAGGGTATCTTGCAAATCCTCACTATTATTCAGTCGCAGTGGATTTGAAGAACATAGGGACAAAAGGTGGAGACTTTGACATGGATGCTTTGGCAAGGCACTACCAAACTACCGAGCTATACAAGGGCGTTGTGGATAATTACAAGAAGCACGCGAATGGGACAAAGGCTTTGCTCTTTGCCCCTAATTTAGATAGTGCTCATGAGGTATTGCAAGAAATACAGAAAGCAGGTTATCAAGCAAAGAGCTTAGACGCATCTGCAAGCCGCGAGGAGAGGCGAAATACATTAAAGTGGTATAAAGAGACGGCTGGATCATTTTTGGTGAATGTAGGGCTTTTTACGACAGGGTTTGATGAACCTACAGTAGAGACAGTTATTTTATACCGTGCAACTAAAAGTCTTGCATTATATTTGCAAATGATTGGACGCGGATCTCGGACTACCGAAAACAAAAAAGATTTCAGAGTTCTTGACTTTGGTAATAACTTAGCAAGGTTCGGTGTATGGGATGCAGATAGAGAGTGGAGCTTAGATGAGAAAGTAAAGAAGAAGACTCCAGGCGTTCCTCCGATGAAGCATTGTCCACAATGCGAGAGCATGAATCACATAAGCGCAAAAGATTGTGCATGGTGTGGATTACCATTTGAGAAGAGCGATGACGAGAAGATCCGAGAATATGTGATGCTGGAAAAATGGGAAGCAAGGCGCAAGGCTGTTAACTCCGATGCAAAGGATTGGGCTTTGTTAACCAAGGCAAAGAAGGTAAGTGCTTTTTGGGTATTGCATAAATGCTGCAAGACCATGGAAGATGCAGAGAATTACCGAGATGCCATGGGATATAAAAAAGGATGGTTATATTACCACAAAGATAGAACAGGACACTTGAGATGACTACCGAGCAATGGCTTAACGATATGATAGACGATATAGTCATGGAATACGGCGTGTCTCATGATATTGCAAGGGTTATGCTGTATGCTTGGCTTGCAGAGGTTTTGCGCTGGAGTCCGAAGTTTTACGCTATGATGGAGTATTTGCTGAATGAGTGAGCAACAACTACAAGCGCACTGTTTTACATGGCATTGGAATAATTGCCCTGAAGAGCGCGGGCTTTTGTACATGAATCACAATAACCCCCGCGACGCGAGGCAAGGCGCTCAGCTTAAGGTGATGGGTATGATATCGGGCGTTGCAGATATGACTTACCTATCCAAGAGCGGTCCGATATTCTTGGAGTTCAAGACCGCGACGGGACGGCAAACAGACCGCCAAAAGTGGTGGCAGGCGCAAGTCGAAGCGGTGGGGTATCGATATTGCATAATAAGAAATTTCGAAGAGTTTGTAAAGTCCATAGATATTTGAGTATATTACACTTATGAATCATTACTACCAAAACATTCAAGGCTGGTTTGACTATGAAGAGATAATCAAGCTAGCAATTGACAAAGCCGAAGACGGCGCAAAGTTTGTAGAGATCGGAGCTTGGAAAGGCAAGAGCGCCGCTTATGCAGGGGTGGAAATTCTTAACAGCGGTAAGGATATTACCTACTATGCTGTAGATCATTTCCTAGGCTCTGAAGAGCACCGCAACCCCGTGAGTGACTTTTACGACTTTAAGTGCCAAAGTGGTGAATTACGAACGGAATATCATGCAAACATCGAGCCTGTTAGCAAGGTGATCAAAACCTACGACATGACAAGCGCGCAAGCGTCTAAGAATTTCAAGAAGCGAAGCGTTGACTTTATCTTCATTGACGGCTCGCATGACTTCGACTCGGTATGCAGCGATATTGAGATATGGCTACCGAAACTCAAGCCGGGCGGAATGATCGGCGGTCACGATTATACGACGCATGAAACAGTCAAACAAGCAGTCGACACATATTTTACGGACTTGCAAATTATCGGCAAGTCATGGTTATACATTTCAAGGAGTGGAGAGAATGGCAAAGATTGAGATTAGCGGCGAGGTGGTGTATGTCGGAGCGCCTGTAAAGTATTCCGATAAGTTTACCAAAGCGGAGATCGTGGTAAAGGACTCGACAAGCAAGTATCCAGAGTTTATCAAGTTCGAGGCGATTAACGACAAGGTCGAACTCATGCGAGGCTATCCAGTTGGTACTCAAGTAATTGCAGAGGGTTTTGTCGGTGGCAAGGAATACCAAAAGAAAGAAGGCGGGATAGGATACATCACAAGTATCAAGCTCGCTAAGATTTATGAAAACAAGCCAGCGCCTGTAGAGGTCCCCGATGCTATACCATTTTGACGATCACTTTGACGAGATGCCTACCCTTGACTGGGAGGAACTCAAAGACAAAGACTTCAAGACCGAGATAATGAAAAACGGCGTGCCTTTCGAGGCGCGTCTGTTTCTCGCGGGTTCGGGATGGAAGCTGAAGTTAACTAACAAGGTAACAGGCCGATACGCTTTGGAGCTTCGCTTCCGTAATATGAGTCTTAACGATGCGATGGTAAAAGCGGAGTTTTACATATTGGAGAACTTGGAATGAGACTATCCGAGTGTGATGTTAGGTATATCAATTTAGATACGGCTCTTAGCAATCGAATAGAGATGGAGCGCCAGTTTGGAATGCTTGGCATGAATAAGACCGAGCGGATAAGTGCAAAGACAATACCAGCGCCAAGCGGTTCTAAATTTGATAAGCACTTTGTCGGATGTGGCCAGTCTCATATAGACGCCCTGCAGTCAGGTGAAGCGCCGTTGCTAATACTTGAAGACGATGCACAAGTTACCGAAGACTACCGAGAAGAGATAGATATTCCACACGGCGCGGATGCGATCTATCTTGGTTGGTCAACAGCTAATAAGAGAATGACGGTAAAGAACTTCAGCGAACACTTGGTAAAGGTTACAGGCTTAGCGGCGGCTCATGCTATACTCTATTTGAGTAAACGATTTAAAGACTATGCAGAGAATGCAATCAGAGTTGCAATCTATGAAGAGCAAGTTCCTTTGGATGTGATGCTTGCGTATATTCAAAAAGACTTCAATGTCTATGCAGTTCGCAAGCCGTATTTTATTCAATCGAATGCACGATATTCGCTAAACAAATGGGAATCACTAACAAGAGGCGAACTACATGAGACTTGAAGTAATTATTCCCTATCGCAATCGCGAGGCTCACATACGTAAGCAAGTGCCTCACCTGTTTAAGACGCTTGAGGCTCAAGGCTTGGACTTTGGTATTACCATTGTAGAGCAAGAAGAGGGAAAGCTCTTTAATACTGGCATGATGAAAAATATAGGATTCCTAGAGTCGCAGCATGCTGACTACTTTTGCTTTCATGATGTGGATATGTACGCTCAAGATGCAGACTACTCACCAGTCACAATGCCCACTCACTTGGCAAGATATGTAGAGCAGTATGATTGGGATATACCTTACCGGGCTTACTTTGGCGGTGTGACGTTATTCGACAAGGAGAGTTACCGCAAAATAAACGGCTACTCCAATGAATACTGGGGTTGGGCTGTTGACGATGACGATCTATATTGGAGATGCGTATTGACAGGCTTTGCAAGAAGGGAGGGCTGGTTCTACAGTGATGATCATGACCGTGAGAACTATGACAAATGGCAAGAAGAAAACTGGGCTAAGTTTCAGGCTTCGCTTTTGGATACTGAAGCCAAGAGTGGAATTACAACAACGGAATATACAATACTAGAGTCTAAGCAATTTAATCCACAGCTTAGACGTATTTTAGTTTCTATTTAGGAATAATCACAATGGATGCAATTAAGACCTTTGTCCCTTTGGTCGCATTATCAGTCATTGCACTTGGTGCGACCTTAGGCGTGGGAGATGGGAGTTTTAGCACATTCGCGGTCGGTCTTAGCAAGTATGCACTTGCAGTTGGGGCGGCGTGGTTTGTGGATTCGTACTTAATCAAGGAGGTAAATACTCGTGAAATTATCGCACAAAATCCTATCGCTTACGCTCTTTACTTGTCTGCAAATATCATCACAGCCGCTCTCTGCTTCAGTCAGTCCTAAGGTTCTGCTTATAGCCAAGGGATTTATAGGCACGAAAGAAGAGGGCAATAACGGCGGCTACTGGGTTCGCCGCTTTCAAGCGAGCACTAAGAGCCCAAAGGGCGCTCAATGGTGTGCAAGTTTTGTCAACTTTTGTCTTGACTCTGCAGGGGTCAAGGGTTTGCCGTTTACTGGATCGGGCTTGGCTAGGCACTTCGCTACTCGGAATAAGACCATAAAGGCTACCAAGGTAATTGCTGAAAACATGACCTTACCACCGGGCACAATCATTGTATGGCGGAGGGGAACTACTCCTTTTGGTCATGCAGGGATAGTAGATAAATGGCAAGGTAAAACAGGAACTACAGTCGAGGGCAATACAAGCTCCGGACTTCGCGGCTCTCAGCATGACGGCGATGGCGTTTGGGCAAGAACGCGAGTAATCAACCCTACCTCATACTTCAGGATTACGGATTTCGTTATTTATTAAAAATAAAATTTCTAAGTCCGTTTTACTTGTGCTTATATTTGTTTTGCCAACATAGGCACTCCTTATCTCATGCCTTCACTCCGCGGGCGGTCTGTTTAGGCAGACCGCTTGTTTTAAGATAGATACAATGGACATATTTAGTGAACTCTTGCGTAATGTTCTAGCGACTCTGGTAAGTACGGTAACGATTGTTATTATGTTTTTCAGATTCATGAATAGGGAACGCTTGCAACACGCAAAACAAATTGCAGATGTCATAGAGAAAACGGCAAAGCACGTATTCAATACTGCTACTTTAGAGCACCGCGTAGCTAACTTGGAAAAGACCGAGAAAGAGCAAGCGGAATCGATAGACAAGCAATTTGCTTTGGTTCACTCAAGACTTGATCAGATCTACTCCATAATTGCAGGGCTTAACAAGTGAGTTTGCACTTTGGCTTCAAATATTGGAACGAGCCTACGCCTGCGAAGATTCGCAGAGTCGCGGGAGCTTTAGCCGCCGCTGGCATTGCCGGTTGCGGTTTTGCCTATTTACGCGATAACTTGGCTTTGGCGATTACGCTGTTAAGTCTCGCAGTTGGTGGGTCTTTCATTGCAAAGCTATTTACGGATAAGCCATGAGAAGAGATAGATTCAATATAGCAATTTACCGAGGTGAGACTTTCTCACTTGCAGTTGAATTGAAAGACGGAGACGGCGCGGCTATTAGCTTGGTCAATGCGACGCTTACCGCTCAATGCAGAGTAAAGGCTACAAATGCGACGCTCTTTACTTTCAATACGACAATAACATCACCTGCAAGCGATGGTAAGTTTTCAATCTCTTTGCCGGGTGCTACGAGCCTTGCACTAACACCGCAAAAGGGGCTAGTGTATGATGTTAAGATTGCATGGCTTGGTGGTGATACAAAGTATTGGCTTGGTGGTGATTTGGATATTATCGATACGGTGACTTCATGAGTACTAACAATGTAGTCATTACGGCGCTTCCTGAAGTTGTCAGAGTTTCGGTTGGTGCTACAATCAACTCAGGCGCGGCGGTGTATATCTGGAATGAAACCCCGACGGGCACTATCAACGGCTCAAATGCGACTTTCACATCATTGCAAAACTTTGTCCCAAACTCTTTGCAAGTCTTTATTAATGGCGTATTGCAAGTGCTTACAAACGATTATACGACAAGCGGCTCAACGACAATAACTCTTAATGTTTCGCCTGTCGTTGGTGATGTTATACGAATACATTACAAATTAGGATAATACGATGGCTGAAACTACAATAGCAGGCCGCCAGATACGCGATGGAGCTATAACAAATAGCAAAGTCGCTGCAGGTGCTGCAATAGATTCGAGTAAATTAGCGGACGGCGCAAACTTTGTCAAGAAGGATGGGAGCGTAGCGTTTACGGGCGCTCAGTCAATGGGTAACAACAAGCTTACTACCCTTGCGACTCCGACAGACTCAGGCGATGCTGCAACTAAGGGATATGTAGATACGCAAATATCTGGATTACCAAGCGCTTACAAGTATCGAACTGTAAAAGCGGCTACGATTGCAAACATCAATTTAAGCAATCCCGGTACTGATACTTTCGATGTCGTAACTTTAACAAGTGGCGATAAGCTTTTAGTCAAAGACCAAAGCACCCAAAGCCAAAACGGTATCTATGTTTTCAACGGCTCTTCAAGCGCTTTGACTCGTGCAACTGATTCGGACGCATGGGATGAGCTTGTAGGTTCTCTTGTCTATGTCGATCAAGGTTCTACTCAAGGTGAATATAGATTCTACTGCACTTCAAATAGTGGCGGTACGCTTGGTTCTACGGCGGTTGTATATGTTCGTGATTTAAGCGGTACTCTGACTAATAGCAACTTTGTATTTGAAGTAACTCCGAGCGGAACTATTGACGGCTCGAATACGGCGTTCACTTTACCTGACACACCGACTGCAGGGACTTTGCGCTTGCACTTGAATGGAATGAGACTAAAGTCAGGCGCGGGTAATGATTACACGATTTCAACAAATACAATCACGATGGCTACGGCTCCAATTAGCGGAGATATTCTTCTTTGCGATTACATGAAGTGATAAGAGATGCCAACAACAAAACTAAATAATGCTCAATTACCCGATGCCATTGCAAGCAAGACAATCGGGACTAGCAATACAATTGAAACTAACTTGACTAAGCTAACCATTGCAGGCGGGTCAAATGGTCAGGTATTATCTACGAATGGTAGTGGTACTTTGTCTTGGGCTACGGCGGGCGGTGGTGGTGTATCTGATGGAGATAAAGGGGATATCACTGTAAGTGGTAGTGGAGCTACTTGGACTGTAGATAATGACGCGGTTACTTATGCAAAGATTCAGAATGTATCAGCCGCTTCAAAACTATTAGGCCGTGGTGACTCAGGTTCAGGCGATGTGCAAGAGATTACACTCGGCACGGGCTTGACAATGACGGGCACTACTTTGGCCGCGAGTGGTGGCGGTAGCTCTCTTGGCGCTCCGACTTATGTAGTGACCAAGACTGCAGATGAAACAGTTACAAGCTCTACGACTTTGCAAGATGATGATCATTTATATCAAGCATTGACAAGCGGTAAAAGTTATTGGATAGAATTCAAATTTCTAATTACAAGAACAGATACTACTAATACGCCTACATTAGCAATTGCAGTAGATGGTAATAGCGAAGGGTATGTAG